ATTCCTGCCGTAGAACTGCGTGTAGTCTTCACTAGCTCTCGCCCTCAGGTCTATCGCCTGAAGCTGTGGCTGCACCACAGGATTGATAATCTTCGCCACCTCAGCATACTGCTGTGCCACAGGATCTGCGACCTGTGGCTGTTGTGAGGCAGGAGCATACTGCCGCCTAAAGTCCGCCTCAAGCTGCCCAAAGCGCTGTGCAACCATGTCGTTAATGTATTGATTAACCTGGTCAGCAGTGACCTCACCAGTAGTATTAGTATCATTTTCAGCCATATGCCGACCTATACCTTTACCTCATTATGGATACCCTCAGTCCCCTGCTGCATACGCCGCTGAGTCCGCTGGTCAAGCACCTCGGCAGCATGTGTAAGCGCAGCGAGCGCTTCAGCGTTTTCTGCACAGGGAAAAGGACCCGCCTGATAAAACTCGATACGCCCAATAACCGCCTGGATAATGTCCTCTACGAAAGCACCATTGACCCCACGGCGCTCCTTTGTCCCTATAGCACCAAGGGGACCGTTCTGCCAGGATATCGTAAAGCCCTTCCCTGTACTGACCCCACCAGCAGGGTTTCCGTGAACATCGGACCAGTGTTCAGCAAAGTGCCCCTGCAGCATTAACCCATCCTCCACATATTGATCGTCAGCACACCCACCAGACCCGTAAGCGTCCCTGACATAAGATAGGCCAGGCTATCACCCCTGGTCATGAGTGTTACTGGAGACACAAGTGCCCCAAACCTGACAGCCGGTGCACCAATGGTTAAATCAAATGCCGCAGTCAGTTGCAGTGTGCCAGAACCCACTGCAACTGATTGTGGACAGACAACGACCTGTGCTGTTGCCCCAGCACCGCCCACTACCGTGTGCGATTCGGAGACAGTACCAACCCGCCATATACCCTCATGAACAGTCCAGATAAACCCGTTCACGGCCATAGCTGCCAGCAGTGAAACCGTCACCGATTCTACGCCGTCAATGACCCTCGCACTAAAGTCCTTTGCCCCTACAGAGGGGTCAAGATCCCACAGGACATTCCCCCTCGCATCAACCATCGTCAGCGCCCGCTCTATTGGCATAGTAGCTACGCTCCTATGTTAAGGAGTTAAGGATAAGATTAACGTCTCCCAACCCCAGCTGCTGGCCTGGGTAGGCGTATATTCAAGCCTGGTACTCCCGGTGAAGGCACAGCAGCACCATTACGCCCTGGGGGTGGGGTAGAGATAGGCCCACCAGGTCCACCTCCTACACCTGGAGCCATGGCTCCAGGTGGTGGGGGTGGTGCATCGATAATAACCTTATTCAGTCCACGTTCTCCAAGCCCATAACGCCAGACCATCGGAATAAGCTCCGCCCAGTTGACCACCTTCCCTTGCCGCATCAAGTTCTGTTCAGCCTGCATGACCAGATTGATGAACGTCATCAACCTCTGTGCTCGATCGTTCTCATCCTGGAACTGGAGGGAACCGACCCATTCAAATTCATAGTCCCCCAGGATGTCTTCTTGCCGCAGCACAGAAGAAGGACCAGCGATACCATCATAGAATGCTTTACCGCCGGGAATCAGCATCCTTTGACCTTGTGGTATGAACAAAGCACTTACACGATAGATGTCAGAAAGCCCTGGGGTAAGTATCTCTTGCTCCATGACCTCTGCGACATCCTGAATATCAGCCATACCTAGATTAATTAAATCGTGCACAGCAAAGCCAGCCCTGGGCATATTGCGCCCAGGCTGACCTTCGGCAATGCTGCCACTTCCGCCCATAGACTGAATCATCGCTGTAACAATCTGGAACGTCCTGAGTATATTCCCTGACGTGTTAGGCGGCTCTACAAACATCATGTTCTCTTTAGGATCACCTTCCACATCAAGGATATTCCTGTTGCCTAGACGCCAATGATCCCGCCTGTTTCCAGTACCATTCAAGAGGAAACCTTGCTCGTAATTGGTAGCACTGATTAATTGATTAAATAAATCACGCTGAATATTGTCCAGTTCCCGTATATCACTGTACTGCTCATTGGTGTAGGTTTCCCCTGGTAGCGGCCTGGCAATAGCCATACGGTAGAGTGGATTGTCATAGGCGCTCCGAAAGAAGCCCACCAGCCTGGCCGTTGGTGGGCTAGAGAAGTTCCAGGCAATATACACTTGATACAGCACAGACTCACGCCGTATCCACATTTCTGTCATAGAGACAAAACCTGTAGTAGTCTGCTGAAGCTCGCGGCTTACACGGTCCTTTTCTATGGAGATATCAGCCATATTGGTCGGGTGCGTAATGCCCTGGTACGCTAAGCGCTCTGTAAGATGGTATGGCCAATCCGGGGTGCCAAAGTCACTCCTGTTATAATCGTCCACCAAGCCCTTCGCAACGAAGGTCTTGTAGCGCTCATAGCTAAACAGGAAGTCTTCAAAGAGGACTTCAGCCTCTTCGGCAACAGGACAGGTCTCTGGGAACATATAGAAGCTAAAGGGATCACAGGCCCGCTGATATGGCCAGACATTGGTACCTTGAAACTGCACAGATGTCTTCTGGATAGCCATACCGTACATGAGCATGCACCGAGAAAGCTGACTGATATTACTGCGGGTTTTAATCTTCTTCTTGGTGACGTAGGACATAAAGTTGTCGGTGTTGCTCAAGCGCTCCTGACTGATATCTTCACGCATTGGGAACAGTTCATGCCACTTCACAGAGGGTGTCAGCAGCTTGGTAATTCTCACGGCTGTACGCTCACTTGTACGGCGGGCTGCAGGTATGTCGTACAGGTGGGGATCTGTTGGTGAAGGAAAATAGCGGCCTTCGTAGTGTGTATTCATCCATGAAGCCCTGTTCTGTAACCACTTCAGTTCGACAGTCTTCCTACGTTCACGGATGCCTACGCACTGCTCAGTTAGCGCCTTGCGGAGTGATTGTTTCAGCTCTGACTCTTGCTCTGGCATAATACGGGTACACCCCTAGCGTCTCGGTGAAAGAACCAACCGCCAGGATGGTACAGTAGAGCCAGACTTAATTCAAGAGCTTTTGTGCAAAATCGGTATCAGATTCTTCCAGAAAGGCTAGGGGACCACCAAAGCGGTTACGAGGGCGAGAGACTGTCATGCCACCACGGCCACGACCAGTCCCTGTATCGATACCCCACTTCCCGTAATTCTCATCACCATAGCGCCATGCACAGGCTACATCTGCGAACAGGCGGTCTTCAGCAGGTTTATCGCTGTGTCCATTCTGGCCACGAGGCTTCGGATAATAGTAACCACCCTCTAAGGCACCTATCAGCGTCTTGCATTTCGGAGAGATCAGGATATATTCCAGGCCACACGGGCATGCTTTCGCTGGCTCAAGCCTACCCCGCATATACTGAAGAGAAGGAGCCAGGTTCAAGAACCTCCATTTAAACGGCATGTGGAACTCCTGAATAAGAATCTTCATGTCGCTACGCCCATCTTTGTTACTGCTGCTACTACGGTATCCCGCTCTATCACCGCAGTTCCTGACTATCCTGGCATCACCATAGAAAGCTGCCATGTGCCTGTCATGCTCTCTCTTCAGGACATACACCGTACAGTTGAACTGATCCGCCACTTCGCTCAGGGTAAAGTAGTGATGGTTGCCAGCTTTACACCTATAGAGGTTGCTGTACACGATAGCAGGGTGCTGCTCACCAAAATCCCAGGCAGTAATAAGCGGCAGCCCCTCGTTAAACTTCAGTGGGGCAACATGACGCTTGTGATCGAACTGCGGGAATACCGGCACACCCTTATACGCCGGTATACTCTCGCCAAAGATAACCCTTCTTACCACAGCCTCTGGCCTACCCATCTTCCGCTGTACAGCTATAAGACCTCTACCGTAGCCTTCACCTGTGAAGGGGTTATCCCCAGTTGTACCTTGAAGCCACTCCACCGTGTCATCACCTATCCTGTGCATCCCTGGCTTATTACCAAAGAGCTTATGGAGCCAGTGACCATAAGGCGGAGGATTACTCGCTACCATTCCATGAAGGGAGCCATGCTCCCTTGATACGGAGTCATACGTACCAGGATCGAAGTGGATGTGGGGTAATCTGAGCCTGCTAAGCAAGCCTGCTGTAGTCCCTTCCTGATTACCGATAAAGAACTCTTCAAGACACTCCATGCCATCATCCACCAAGAACCAACCATGGCTTGCTCCTAAAGCCTGATGCATATTCTTGCTGTGTATAGCCTGTATCTCACTACCGTTATGCAAGATAATCTGGGTATAGTCCCCGAATTGCTTCTTAGAATACTCTGGTTCAGGGATAATGTCCTTATCCACTAAGCGCTGCAAGACACCCTTTACCTCTCTCCAGGTACTATCATAGAGCTGAGCAAAGTGATACCTGGACACAACACCACGATTAAGGGGTATAGTAAGAGAGAGCCATACCGCTTTCACAGCGAAGGCTGTAGTCTTTCCACCACCAACACCACCCTGCATATACAGATACTTCGCTGTACTATCCAGGATAGGCTGCTGGTTTGGTAGGATATGTTGATGGAGACTGCCCTTATCTGGGCAGTC